TTATGGAATTGGTCAATGTGCTAAGAAAGCAAGCCGACCAAATCAAAAAAAGATTAGATTTAACTGATATGATTTATGATGCTCACTATGAGTTTCAAGTAGTTCATGGGCAAACATATTGGTTAATTTATCACAAAAGAACACAAAGAAATATATTAAGTATTAATGGCCCAAAATCTTGGATTTCTGGACCACCCTTTGATTACGAATATATATGTGCTGTTAAGTCATTAGGTGACCACACATGGATAGAAGTTGAAAGCGAGAATAAATGAGTCCGTTTGATTATGTAAATGCTATACTACAGAATAAAAAGAAGTTAATTGTTGATGAGTTGACAGAGAAATCTTATGCACCATTCTTGGTCAACCGAAGTCTATCTTATCATAAAGATTGCGTATTCTATGCAAACGAAATGAATCGTTACCATCAAATCGATAAGAAGTTACAGAATGATTTTTTACTAAATATAGTCAGGTCACAAAAGAGACCATTTGCCAAGTGGGTTAAAGTTGAGAAAAGTGAAGATTTAGAATGTATAAAGCAAATCTTTGGTTTCTCTGAATCAAAGGCTCGTGAAGCCATCCGCTTACTTAGCAAAGAACAAATTCAAAAATTAAAAGAACAAACCGACATCGGTGGATCAAGGAAGTAAAATGGTTGATTTGAATAAGTTCATTGAAGTTGTTTTCAATGAACCAGATGATTTTCTTAAAGTTCGTGAAACACTAACACGAATTGGAGTATCATCTCGTAAAGAAAAAGTTCTTTACCAATCTTGTCATATTCTACATAAACAAGGACATTATTATATTGTCCACTTTAAAGAATTGTTTGCCCTAGATGGTAAGCCATCCAACATTTCAGAGAATGATATCCAGAGACGAAATGCTATTGCAAAACTATTAGAAGAATGGGGTCTAATTAAGATATTAAACCCTAAACTATTAGAAGATAATATTGCACCACTTCACCAAATTAAGATTATTGCATTTAAAGAAAAAGATGAATGGAATTTAATTGCAAAATATAATATAGGTAAAAAACCACAAGAATATTAGTCAGCGATGACTAAATATGGCCGTGATGCCTTCGGGGTCACATTTTGAAAACTTGCTTATTTTAAGGAGAAAGCTATGACATTAAGTCGTTTAACACCATTATATCACACAACTTTAGGTTTCGAAAGCATCTTTGATGAAGTCGAAAAACTATTAAATTCTGACTTTAAAACTACAACAACCTCATTTCCACCACACAACATTCTAAAACTAGATGACAATCATTATGTTGTAGAATTAGCTGTGGCAGGCTTCAGTAAAGAAGATATTGAAGTAACTGTGAATGATGGTGAATTGATTATTAAAGGCAACAAAGAAGACAAAACCGCAGAAGGCGAATACCTACATAGAGGTATAGGTCTTCGCTCTTTCACCAAAACTTTGCGTATCGCTGATACTGTTGAGGTGAGAGGTGCAGAGTATAAAGACGGTATTCTAAAAGTTGGTTTAGAGAATATTATTCCTGACCACAAGAAACCTCGTAAGATTGAAATTGGTAAAGAATTGAATTTCTTTAAACCAGAACTTCTTATGGAAGGTAAAAAAGCAGCTTAAAGGATGGAGGCTTCGGCCTCCACCTTTCTTATTAATGATTGGAGTATATTATGTTTGGTTCTGACAAGAACTTTAAAATGCCAAAGACTGTCAAAAGATTAATGACAAGTTTTGGTGGTAGAACAAGAATTGAGTTTAAACATGCGATGATTAAAGCAATTGTAACGGCGGTTAAAGCGCCACCACCAAGGCGAGACCGTAATCAAAGAGAAGACAAGGACCAATAAAATGGATTTAAAACAAAAACTAAGCGCAAACTTTTCATTAAATGAATTAATAAAAAGTGAAACAGCTACTCGCCATGGTTTAGATAATACTCCAACACAACAAATTGTGGATAATTTAAGAACATTATGTGAAAATGTTTTACAACCAGTCCGTGAAGGATATGGTGTTGCAGTTAAAGTTAATTCTGGTTACAGAGCACCAGATGTTAATGCGGCTGTGGGTGGTTCTAGGACATCTGACCATTGTAAAGGGCAAGCAGCAGACATTGAAATTCCAGGTGTACCTAATGCTGAATTAGCAGAATGGATTAAAGATAATTTAGATTTCACACAATTAATCCTTGAGTTTTACACACCAGGTATTCCCGATTCTGGTTGGGTTCATGTGTCTTATGATCCTAATAATTTAAAGAAACAAGCTCTAACAGCAGTAAAAGAAAACGGCAAAACAGTTTATAAGCCAGGATTGATTGCCTAATTTAAACAGATAAACAGTAGTAGTGGTTAATGATTATCAGTAGTGACTTTTAGCTGAAAGTGTTATAAAATATGGATGTTAGTGTAAAAAACTAACGATAAAACTCAAGTTAGACCTTTGCGTTTATATTGCATCTCTAACGATTTGGATTATAAACTAAAAATTTATTAATCTAAGGAGAAATACTATGTGGACTAAACCAGCTGCTACAGAAATGCGTTTTGGTTTAACTATTTAAGACCAAATAAAATTGGGTGAACTGCTGGAAAATCTGACCATTAAGTTGAAGACAATCAGCATCCAAGTCAAATAGGAATATTTGAAAGGTTCAACGACTAACAGCATACTACTAGAACAGTAATGAAGCTGACACGAGTGCCCAACACTAGAGATAGTGATGATATAGTCTGAACAGTATAGAAATATACTGAAGGTAGGGATAAAGAGCCCAACCGATAACAAAATTGTTGAAGTTACAATGTATGTAATGAATAAGTAATTATTCGTTTCTACAAAATTCAAACCAGCATTAGCTGTTTTAAAACTAATAAAGGGAGCTTTTTGCTCCCTTTATTTTTGCCTAAAATAAATAGGTTTTGAAGTAAGAAATAAACTAAATATGTATATGAAACATATACACCACATTATACCAGAATACATGGGCGGAACAAGTGACCCATCAAATTTGATTGAGTTGACAGTAGAAGAACACGCAGAAGCTCACCGTAAATTATACGAACAACATGGCAATTGGCAAGATTATTGTGCTTGGCAAGCTTTATCTGGAAGAATAGACCAAGAAGAAATATTAAGAATGAAACAAGGTATGGCTAACAAAGGCAGAAAAAAAACACCAGAAGAAATTGAAAAAATCAGACAAGGCGCATTAAAAAGAGTAGAACGCCAGAGAGCTGATGGTACATTACAAAAAGCTAATCAAAAACGCTCACAAGCTATGAAAGGTAGAAAGAAAACTCCAGAAGCTATTGATAATTGGAGAAAATCAAGAAAAGGATATAAACACAGTCCCGAAACTATTGCTAAAATAAAAGAAAAAAGAGCTTTACAAAAAAATGTTAAAGGTGTAATACAGTATGATAAATCAACCAAATAGAGTAATAGGATTCGTAGCATCATCATTTGACCTACTTCATGCAGGTCATATTCTAATGTTAGCAGAAGCTAAACAATCATGTGATTATCTTATATGTGGTTTACAAACTAACCCATCTATTGATAGACCACAAACCAAAAACAAACCAGTTCAATCAATCGTTGAAAGATATGTTCAGTTGTCAGCAGTAAAACATGTTGATGAAATTATCGTGTATGAAACTGAAAGAGACCTTGAAGACTTGCTAATGTTTTTACCAATTAGTAAACGATTCATTGGTGAAGAATATCACGGTAAAGAATTTACTGGAAAGCAAATTTGTGTTGACAGAAACATAGATATAATATACAATTCAAGGACTCATCGTTTTAGTTCTACTGAGCTTCGTCAGAGAACCTATCAATACGAATTAGATAAAAAAGCATAATGGCATTCCTAGTCCACAATTTACCACCAGTTCAATGTTTCGTTAAGAAAGAATTTCTCTATGACTTTGAAAGAGGACATGGTGAATTAGAGCCTTGTATTTGGATGACTTTGAAATGTATCAAAGGTCAGGCATTTAGAATTGAAGCACTACTGCCAAATTATGGTGCTTTATATGATAAACTTCCTTTACATGCTTTTGTTTCTAGGCAAACAGACCTTAAAAGTGCAACTTTGCCTTTGGACTACTTGCAAATTTGGGACTGTTTGAGTTATAATATTACTGTTATTGAAAAAGATAACCTTCGTATGTTGAAGTGTAAATTTTTAGATAAGAGTAAAACGTGGCATTTTGGTGAATATATGTTCACCGTAGATTTTTGTCAGAATGACCCTGGCTATTTGAACACAGGATTTAGTGAGACAGCTGAAGAACATAAGAGTTATAATTTTATTAAGTTAGATAACGGCCAATTTGCAGCTCAACCTAACAATAAAACACTATTCTATGATGCTTCACTTACGATACCTGAATTCAAATTACCAGATTTTAAAATAGCAACAAAGGTTTATTCGGTGGAAAAAACTAATAAGTTTTCTGCTCGTAATAATAATGATTTTTTTTATGACTTTAAAGAGAGAACAAAATGAATACTCGTGAAGTAGCAAAGAAGTTGGCAATTGAACATAAAATGCCTCGTGCAGACCGTTATGATTTATTCTTCCGTGAATATGATAATATGGTTGAAGTTTTAGGATGGGTTCAAGACCCAACTTATGATATGAATGAGTTTAGGGGCCGTGAGATGTTATACCCAAAAAGATGGGTTACTATCGGCGTTTTACCAGCAAGTTTAACTATTGGATTATAATATGAAATTAAAATTGATTACATTTAAAACAACACAAACACTTATCGGTGAAGTTGATTGTAATGATAAAAACGAAATCATTATCAAGCAGCCAGTTCAAGTGATTGTTCAACCAACTAAAGATGGTCCTGTAATGGGCTTTGCACCATTCCTAGAATTCGCTTCTGAATTTAAAACAGGCATTAAGATTTCAATGGATAATGTTTTGTGTATTACTGAACCTGTCCGTGAATTAGAGAATCAGTATAATAAAGTGTTTGGTGCAGGTATTGAAATTGCCTCTGTTATTCCAAAAGTGTGATATACTCCTTGAATGTCAAATTATTACACAAGTGCCATAACTTATGGCAATCAAATACTTTATCGTGGAATATCCAACGGTCAACAAGTCAAGCGTAAGATAGCTTATCAACCAACTCTGTATTTGCCAGCTAAAAAGGCAACAGATTGGAAAACACTTCATGGTGATTATGTTGAACCTATGAAGTTTGAAAACATTCGTGAAGCTCGTGATTTCGTTAAGAGATATGCTGAAGTAGATAACTTTAAGATATATGGTAACA